TGTCGCCCTTCGCGCCCTGCGGCCCTGTCTGCCCCTGCGGGCCGGTCGCGCCGGTCTCACCCTTCGGCCCCTGCGGGCCCATGACCGAGCCAAGATCGATCGTGCTGCCGTCCGTCAGCGTGAAAATCAGCTTCCCCGCGTCCGTGACCTCCACGGCCTTCACCCCGCGGGAGATCAGCCCTCCGATCGTCACCGTGATCTGATTCGGAATCTCTACCCTCATACCTGCTCCTTACTCCACGAACGCCCGGTTCCTGCTCGCCAGCGTCGTCTTGTCGCCGTGCGTGTACCGGATATCGTAGGTGTACTTTCCCTTCGTGAATTTTGCCGTGACCGTCGCGTCGAAGTTCAGCGTGACCTGGTCATTCTCCACCTTCGCAAAGCTGAACGTGTGGACGGTCTGCCGCGTATCGTCCAGAAACACGATCGCCATGCTGTCCGTCGTCCCGATCGTGACGGCCTCGCCGTCCTGGTCCTTCAGGTCGAACCGCAGCACGATCGAGAATGTGTCTCCCTCGTACCACCGCAGTACCCCTTTGTCGATCCTCGGGCTCGGATAAGCCCCCGGAATTGGCGTCGCCATACCGCATCCCTCCTTTTCATCCAGTGTAGCAGACCCCCGCGCCGGATTCACCCCACGCGCAGCAAAGCCGGGGCTTTCGCCCCGGCCCGCTCATCATTCCTTCAGCCACTTGTCAATGTCCTTCGACTTCTTGCTCCTGTCAAAGCCGACCGCCGTATAGGCTGCCAGCAGCTTCTCCTTGAGCTTCTTCCGTTCCTCAGGCGAGGCCGCAATGTACTTCGGCTTGTATTCCGTCGTGATCGCGTCGCCGATATCGCCCTTCTCGACTCCGTGGTCGAAGTATTCCTTTGCCGCCGCTTTCAGATCCCCGCCATCTTCGATGGTCTGCAGGATCTTGCCGTACTTCGTATAGTCCTTCCCGCCGGTCCACTCCTTGTAGAGCCAGTACGCCTTGTTCTCATCCTCGGCGTAGTCGTTCGCAAGGATCTTCTGAATCGCCTTCTCCTGCGTCACGGTCCCGGCGGCGACGGCATCCTTGAGATCCTGCTTCTGCCTCGCTTCCTGCGCGTCCTGGATCTTCTCGTTCATGTAGTCGATCCGCTCCTGCGTGCTCTTCGGCTCCATCTCCGCCTTCTGCGTATCCCCGGCAAGGACCTGATAATAATACTCTGCCTTCGCCGCGTCGCTGATATCATAGGCCTTCAGCAGCATCATCTTGTCATAGTTCTTCTCCAGCTTTCGCGCCGCCTGGATGAACGCATAGGTCTCCCGCTGGTCCTCGCCTCCCTCGGTCATGCCCTGATAGGCCGCGGTCTCCTTCGCGGACAGCGACTTGAACCCGCTCTCCACCCAGCTCTGCGCCTCTTCCGTCGCCGTCTTGCCGAACAGCAGCGCCTGTGCCCAGCTCTTCGCCCGGTCTGCGGGATTGTCGTTATACACGGGATACTGTAAGATGTCGCGCCCCTCGTTGTCGACCGAGTAGCTGCCGCCTTTCCATGCTGCCTCGCCGCCCTGGATCAGCTTTCGCGCCTGCCCTCCGCCGAACGGCGGCAAAAGGTAGTACGCGGGCTTCGCCAGCTCCCGCCGGATCGTGTAGCCCCGTTTTTCCGGTGCGATGTCTTTGCTTGTCGCAGCCTTGAGCACCGCGCCCAAATCAGGTATCGCCGATGCGACAGCAATTCTTCCGTTATCGACCTCCAGTCCAAGCATCGTCAGTACCTGCGTGAACGGCAGTTCTCCCAGCAGATTCTGCGTCAGGTTCGCTGCTACGCCGTAGGCGTCTTCCTGCTGCGTCGTGAAGTCCCACTCGCCCGAGATCATCGCATCGATCGTATTGGGTATCTGATAGCCCGTAATATCACCAACCGTATCGTTTATGATGTCAAACGGGTCTTGGCCCATTCTTCTTCCAGTCATCGCTTCGTAGGCCTCGTTCAATACCCAGCTTCCAAGCATCCACCCAAACATGGCTTTGCATAAGGCCAGTATGCCTTTCTTTCGCTCCTCTTGGTATAAATCCTTGAATACCCAGCTTAACGTGTTGTTTACCTCCAGCTGGAACTGCGTGAACAGTTTCACCAGCGGGTTCCGCGCGGAATACAGCGTCGGCGTCGAGCCTTTGCTGCGGTCTGCCATCACGCCGGCCGCAAACTGGTCCGCCTCCTGCATCGCGCTCGTCTCGCTCATGCCCCTTTGCAGGTTTTGATAATACCGCGCACGAACGACGCTGCCTGTCGTGAATCTGTCCACAATCTCCATGAGAATACCGGCTTTCTCCGATACCTTATCCATCGTAGATTCCGCCAGTCTTTCATATCCGGATCTATTGTTTATAAACACTGACGCTGCGCTCAACCCGTCTGCGTTCCAATAGTTTTTCAGCGTTGCCCGCATGCCAATCACCATATTCCAGCCGCCTGTCTGGGCTGCTGCCTGTGCAATCGGAATGAAGTTTGTGAGCGCCGAACCCACGTTGGCCGCGACCATGTTCGCGCCCACGCGGGACTCAAACTTCTTCATGACGTTGTAGAACTTTCGCCCCATGAGCTTTTCCATGCCCCGGTCGAGCCGCGACTTCTTTCCCGCCAGAAGGTTTGTGTATTCGTCCAGCTCATCCACGAAGTTGGAAAGCCCATACCGTCCGTTCTTCGTCAGGTTTGCAACCTGCTCGTTGGCCTCATCCGGATTCAGGAACGGATTCATCATGATCGCATCGATTCGCTGCTTCAGTCCCTCATCTGACGCCCGATACCGGATCTGCGTCGCCAGCGCCCGCAGCCGCTGAATGTCCGCCGTGTGGAAGATCACGTCCGTCGCTACCTCGATATACCGGTCAAAGCCCTGCAGCGCGTCATACGCCGTCGCGTAGCCAAGTCGGTTCTGGATATTCGCCATGTACCGGATGCCGGGTTTGAAGTTTGCCGTGAGGCCGTTGATCGTCGCCGGCAGCGGCGACACATCGCCCTCGATCCCGGCCGCCCTTGCGAACTTCTGCAGAATGCTGCCGCCTTCCTCGTTCTCCTGGAAGTGTGGGAAATATCCCTGCAGATAATTGACCGGCTCATAGCCGTTCTCAATGCGCACCCGGTTCATATCCTGGAACAGCTTGTCGTAGACCTCATGGAAAACCTTCACGGCTGCCCGCACCTTGCCGAGATCCAGCTTCGGGTTTTGCTTCTCGAATTCCTGAATCGCCGCGTTCCACTCGTCAAACGTCATCCCCCCGCGCCTTTCGACACGCGGATGCTGCTTGAGATAGTCCCGGTTGAATTCCGCCTCGCCCAGCCACTGCACCGCATAGCTCTCCGAGACCAGATTTCCCTTCCGTACCTGCCGGTCGAGTCTCAGCTCCCGGATCCTGTCCTGCTGCTCGACCAGATAATTCTTGCGCTTGCTTTCGTTCTCATGCACGGGCCAGAAATACTTGTTGATAAAAGCATTGGCCTTTTCGTCAGAGACCTTGCCCTTCCGCGCGATATCCCGGATGTTCCGCTCCATCGTCTCACGCTGATATCGGATCCCCATGGTCTTGTCGACCCACTTGACGGCCTCGGCTTCCGTCAGCGCCTGCTCGGCAAAGTCCCGCAGCCCCTGCTTGCGCTGCGCGTTCCATGCCTTGAGCTTCAGCGCCAGCATATCATAGTCAGCCTTTGCCTCGTAGACCTTCAGGATCTGCTGCCCGTTTTCCAGCCCTGCCACATAATCCGGGCTTGTCTCCCCGCGCAGCAGCCGGTTCACGATCTTCTGGTCGGCTTCCGTCAGCAGCGTCTTGCTTTGCGCTTTCTCGACCACTCGCCTTGCGTCCTTCAGCTGCGCCCACATCTGCTTTGTTTCTTCCGCTGTCTGCGGAATAGCAAGCTTTTCTTTGGCCTTGTTCTGTGCCTCCAGATACCGCTGCGCCACGCGCAGCCCGCTCGTCAGCCGGTCAATAGATTCCGTGAAGTTCGCCTGCTGCCACTTCTTGAAGCTCGCCGCCCGCGGCCCGTAGTATTCATCCAGCGTCTTCTGTACCTTCTGAATGCCGCGCGCCACGTCGTAGATCTTCATCAGCTGGTCGCTCGGCGCGGTAATGTCCGCCGGAAACAGCTCCGGCGCCATTTCCCGAAGCTGCTGATACGCCACGTCCACCGGCAAGCCGTCCTTGCTGATCGTCAGCGTTCCCATTGCCGCCTTCCGGAACAGATTGTAGTCCGCAATATCCTGCCGGTCCGTCTCGGAGATGGAAAGCTTTTGATCCCGGATGAACTTCTTGAGGTCTCCATATTGCTCGATGTACTGCGTGTCTTCTTCAATGCCCGCCTGGTAGGCTGTTTCAAAGAGATCGTTCAGCTTCGCCCGGTCAAGCTGCCCGTCCGCAAAGAACGTCCGCAGCGCCTCCTCGGCCATCGGCTGCAAAACCTCCCGCTTCGCCTGCCCCGGCACGCTCAGATTCTCCGCCAGCTCGTTTACCATCCGGGCCTCCAGCCGCCGCACATACTGCGCCGCCTTCTCCCCCATCAGATCCCGATACCGCCCGTCCTGCGAAGAATACCGGAACTGGCTGACCGACGGCGTGTTGTCCGCCTGCGGCAGCGTCCCGTTTTCAAAATAATCCCGGATTGCTTGCAGTACCTTGTTTGCGTGCGTCCCTCTGGAAAACTCCGTGCTGGAGATCGTGTTGCCCTGCGCGTCGTCAATGTCCAGAATGACCTCGCCGCGTTCCTTGCTGATAAAATCACCGAGCGCGTCCATCTGTGCCTTTGTCGGCATGACAGCAAGATTGATGCCTCCGCTCTCAGGGGAAATGCGGATGTTGCCTTCCTGCATAAAGCGCACCATGCCGCCGCTGTAATCTCCGCCGCCGTAGTCCTCGCCCAGCGCGTCAATGATATCCCGATGATCGACCGTCCGGTATCCGCCGGGCCCGCCCTCGTGCCGCCCGGAGAAATCCAGCCTTGCGCCGTTCAGCAGCACATAGCCCGTCTCGCTCCACTTGTACGTCCGCCCGAAATAGTCGAGCGCGGTCTTGTCGTTCTGCTTTCTCTGCTCTGCAGCCGTTTGATCTGCGCTGGCAGAGAATTTCCTCTTTGCCGTCTCTGCGGTAGTTCCAACACTTACAACATCTGAAAATTTCTCTCCGTACAGATTGACTTTAGGCCCCTTATAGGTTATACTACCCATAGAACCATAGCGTTGCAGAGTGATAGGCATTTGGAAGCCTATTGTTCTAAGTAACGGGATGGTTCTTTTTTCGTCTGCGTGCAGGACAAAACTGTTCTGCACGAATCTGTCTGGATGATTGTCTTTCGTGTACGCGCTTGCAACCTTCTGCATATCATCCAGCAGCAGCCCGTTTTCTGTCGGTCGAAGGTCCATCACGCACATGACCGCTCTTCCGTCACTGGCTTTTACCGTCCCGAAGATAACAAGTCTGCTGTTCTCTCTTACGTTTGCGCTGTTTCTGCTTTTCAGGATCAGAACCGGATCGTCCAGAATCTCCGGGATCCGTTGGATCTCGCGGATCGTCATTTCAGGGTGCTCCTTCAGAATGGTGCTGATCTTCTCGCCGTTCATATAAATATCGCTTTCGATTGCCCCCAACCCTTGCAGCGTCGCGCCGGTCTCACCCAGCACAAAGGACGTGCCCTCCGGCATCCCGGACTTGTACCATGCCGCCACTCTGCTTTTGAAATCCTGTGCAATCGACATTTTCGCCGGTGGCGCTCTCGCGCTGCCGGATTTTTTCTGCCACTGGCCGACCTCCATCTTCACGTCCGCGCGCAGCTTGTTCGTGCCGTAGTCCGTGCGGTTCATGCCGGCGTAGGTATCCGCGATGATCTCCTCGACGTAGGCGTCCGTGTCGTCGCCGTAGATCCCGGCGTAGGCGTCCACGTAGCTCTCGATCATCTCCTTTGTGATCTTGCCCTCGCCCAGCAGCCGCTTCTGGATCTTCGCCGCCATCTCCGGCCAGCGCTTGACAAGCAGGTGATATCCCTCGTGCTTCGCCAGCTCGAACGCAGAATACTCCTCGCTGTCCGCCCGGATGAGCACGGAGCCATCCTCCGTCACGGCGGCATCCGCATAAAACGTCTGCCCATCGATCTCCTGCGTCAGCTGCCCGGTGAAGAATCGCGCATTCTGTACGCCCATCGACCGGAAGAACTTTTCCGCCGCCTGGATATCCTCGCTTCTTCCCTCCTGCCCCTTCGGCATGACGCGCACTTTTTGCGCGTTGTTCTCTCCGAAACCGAGCTCCGAAAGCGTTACTTCATCCCAAGCCTTTGCGAGATCTCCTGCACCCTCCGCTCTCTTTCTTCCGGTGTCAGCTCTTTGCCGCTGCGCTGTGCTTTGGCGAACGCCTCCAGCTTGTCCTTCGGCACGCTGACCAGCCTGCCCGATTTGTCCTTCATCAGTAACCTCGATACTGCCATTGCCTGCTCCTTTCTGCCCTGCGGCAAGGCCCGCTCGATAGGCGGCTGCCGCCACGTCCTGATTCATACCCTCTGCGTAGCGCATGGCCCGCTGCTCGCTCGCGCCGAGCCTGCCCTGCTCATAGACCTGTCCGAAGCTCTGCGCATACTGCTCCGCCGGCATCCCCGTCGTGTTGCCGTTCAGGAAATGCGACGCTGTTATCTCGTCATAGCCCGCTCTCCGGGCCTGCTCCTGCAAATACTGTTCTTCCTGCTGCGCAGCCGCTTCATCCAGCTCCTGCTCCGCGCCCGCCGTCTGCTGCCGGGCGTACTGCACCGGATCCAGCTCACCCATACTCTCCGTTCCTGGGATGGGTGCAAATAAGCTGTCCTGGTTATACTGCTGCTGCGCCGCCTGCTGGGCCTGCTGCACCGCCTGGACGCTCTGCTGTGCCCGATTCTGCTCCTGCCGGTACTGTTCTGCAAGTCTCTGGTTCTCCTGCGCCGTCTCCGCCGCGCTCTTGTAGATCTGGAATGTCTTCTCGTCCGCCTCGGCCTTCGCTTGCGTCTGCTGCTCCTGCGCCTGCAGCTGTTCCAGCCGGGTCAGCGTCTCCGGCACGCGCGGCTCCTGCCCTTCGTCCACGGCCGCCTGCTGCTCCTTCGCCACCTCACGCAGCGTGTTCTCCACGGCCTTCTGCGTCACCTCGCCGCCATCGTCCACGGTCTGCTGCAGTTCCTCGGCCAGCTGGTGCGCCTTCGTGCCCTCTTCCTGCGCCATGCCATAGTCGATGACGTCCTGCACTTCGCCCGCCTCGATGACTGCTCTGGCCGTCTGCGTTACGTTTGCTTCCAAAATCACGCGGTTCACGCCCGCATACGTCCCGGACATGGCAAGGCCGGACAGGCCGCCCGCAAGGAACGAAAGGCTGTCTTCTTTTGCGAAGTCTCCAACCATCGCCGCCAGCGCCTGCGCAGGCGTCTTGCCGTCCGCAATGTAAGCCGCGTAGGCAGACATGACCTCACCCCGGTCATGCTTCGCTACCACATCATACGCGCGGTTGAGCCAGTTGGACGCGATTTCTTCCGCGCCTTCCGACGCAAACGACCGCAGCGCCTTCTTCCACACGGCCTTTCCGCTCAGCATGTTCTCGATGATATCGCCCACTGAGTATTTTTCCGTAATGCCCTCGATTGCGCCCTCGACAATGCCGTCGATCAAGGCTTCCTGATTGGACTTCCCGTTCTGGATCCCCTCATACACGGAGTCTGCCGCAACCTGCGAGCCCATCACCCAGTTCATCGTCTCCGCGACCGCGTCCTTCGCCCCCGCACCGGCCACGCCGCCGAAGGTTCCCACGAGCCCCGTCGAGACCGCCATGTTGACCGCGCTGTCCAGTGCCGACGTGCCTGCCTGATACAAAAACTGCCATCCCGGATCCATGTTCTGCATGACGCTCCCCCGGATCCCGGAAGACAGCCGCGTCGCGTTGTATGCGGGGCTGTATACGTTCGTCGGCATATCCTCGTTCTGATATCCGCCCGCCCAGCTTGGCAGCACGCCGCGCAGCGATTCCAGATTGCCCAGCGCCTTCCCCGGTGCCAGCGCCGCAGAGAACAGCGTGCCGCCCACCGGCGACCGCTGTCCGATCTCCTGTGCCGCCGCATCGAGCTTCTGCGCGTTCTCATAGTCGTCGAGCACCTTCTGCCATTCCGCGAGCTGCTTCAGCTTCTCGTCGTCATAGCCCTTCTCGTTCAGTGCCTTCTTCGCGTCGTATTTTGCATACGCCCGCACCTGATACCCGTTCAGTTCCTTCCCGCGGTACTGCCGGAGCAGATTCTGGTCTTCCTCGCTCAGGTCTCCGATCGCCTCCTGCGCCCTGGCCAGCACGCTCTGGCTGTCGACCTGTGCCTTTCGTTTCTGCAGCGCGTCGATCTCGTTCTGCAGCTGCGTCACGCTCTTTCCGTTCTCAGACAGACCCGTCCCGGAAAAATGCGTGTCCGCCTGCTCGACCTCGCGGTTGTAAATCTCTCCTTCAAGCAGCTTCGACGTCCGCCGCATCCCGCGCACCTGGTCCCGCTCCACGGTCTTCATCGCCCGTGCCCGCGCGATTGCCTTGTTTACATCATCCTTCTGGCTTTTGACTGATGGGCGGAACGTCAGTGCCGCGCTCTGCTGCTGCAGTGCCATCAGCCCAAGCTGCCGCCCCTGCGCCGCCTCCACGCCGCGCAGGTAATTCTGGTATGAGCCATACTGTGTCTGCATCGCGGAAGACCGGCTGTATTCCTGCTGCGATACCTTCCCGCTGATTGCCGCCCCCGCACTCTCCGCCTTTTTCTGCCCGCTCTCGCCATCTCTGGAATAAAGCTGCACAGCGGCGCGATACGCCTCAAACGCCGCCTGCCGTCTGCGCATTTCCTCGTTCCCGTTCTGTACACCCGCTACAAAATCCGTCCGGTTCATAAGACCGCCGGAAGAACCAGCCGCTTTCGACTGGTTCTTCTCGATGCCGTTCATAAATTTCTTCTTCGAGATAAGGCTCATTCCGTCCTCCTTATTTCCTGCTCTTTGAGACCTTCGCCTGCTTATAGCTGACGCCGCTGTCGATCTTCTGCCCCGTGCGCTCCCAGATCAGATTCGCAAGGTTGTTCCACTGCTGCTTACTCATCTGGCTTCTCGCATTCACGGCTTCGTCATAGGCCCGCTCCGTCTTTCCCTGCGCCAGCAGCGTCGAGATCGTCTGCATCACGCCCCTGTAGCTTGCGTCCAGCATGGACACATTTTCGTTCCGGTTCCCGTAGCCGTTGATGAGGTTCAGCCCCGCAGAGCTGCTTCCTCCGCCGCCACCGCCGCCGGAGCCCTTCGCTGCCGCCTGCTCCGCCGCCAGCGCCTGCAGGTAGGCAGCGTTTTCGTTGTTGGCCTTCTGCGCCCAGTAGTTCAGCATCGTCTCCCACTGGCTCTGGTCCAGCGACCGCTCCGAGTTGTACGCGCTCCGCGCATCCGAAAGATCCGAATAATAATCGCTGACCGTATCCCGGTACCGGCCGTAGTCCGTGTCTTCCCGGCCCTTCACGAGGCTGTACTGGTTATAAAGGTCCGTCCCCTCATCCTGATACCGCTGGTATGCCTGCTGCTGCAGCTGCGGCACGATGTCGTTGAGGTTCTGCAGATACGCATTGTATGCCTGCTGGCCCACCTGCTCGCCGTAGGTTGAGCCATAGCCGCCCGTGAGTGCCGCCGCCTGCCCCATCGTGTCCTGCATGGCCAGCCGCCCGAGGCGCTGATACTGCTCCCGGTACTGCAGATACAGAGGGTCTGTCCCCATGTCATAGCTGAATTTCTTCCGGTTCCGGATCTGGTCATACAGGCTCGTCAGTTCATCGTCCCAGCGCGACTGATACGCGCCCGGCTTGCTGGCCTTGACCTGCTCCAGATACGCCAGCGCCGCCTGCACGCTGCCCGACGGCATATAGCCTCCCTCCAGTCCGTTCAGCTTGCTTCTCGTGTAGTCCGAAACACCGGACATGGTGTAGGGGCTGTTCCGGGTCTGGTAGCTTCCGCCATAGTTGCGCGTCGTCTGGTTCTTGTTTACCAGCTGCGACTGATAGCTGCCGTCCGCGTTCACGCCCGTGATGCGGTACGTGCCGCCGCCGGTCACGACCTCGTCGCCGGCCGAAAGCCCCGCCGGTGCCCTGCCGCCCGACTCTACTCGATATACGCTCATAGTCTCACCGCCTTAAAGCTTGAAGTGTGTCGCGTACTGCTTCGGCATGTACGCCTGGTTGTAGGCGTTGAAATACCCCTGATAGTAGCTGTTGTATTTCGCCGCCTCGTTTGCATACTTCGTCGTCTCCCCGTTGGCGTCGCAGATCTTCATCCCCAGATACCAGCGGTAAATTTCATCATACGGCCACGGGATCAGCAGCTCCGTTTCCAGAGCCACGTCCTCCCCATAGCCCGTGAACGGCTCCGGTTCCTTCTCGTGCTCGTGCGTACAGATGATATCCCGGTACACGATCCCGTCCAGCTCCGACAGCCACCGGACCTTATCCGGCGTCTCGTACTGGTTCGGCAGTAACCGGTCGACCGTCTCGATTGCTTCTCTGATTTTCATAGTCCCCTCCTTACCAAAAGAAGGGGCATTTCTGCCCCTTCCTCTGCTTCATGCCGTCATGGGCATTTACTTGTCAGTTGTCCGCCTGCGCGCGGCGGAAGGCTTCCTCCTCCGCCATCCGCGCGTTCATCAGAACCTCATACACCGGCAGCGGGACCTGCACGTCCTTGCCCTTCGGCACCATGAACGTCCGTCCGTTTACCGCCACAAAGCGGCTCTGCTCCTCGTTCTCCTGCCCGCGGGGCAGATAGATCGTCTTCATGACGTCCCACACGTCTTCCGGGTTTGCCTGTGCAGCCGCCGCAGCGGTCTTCTCAGTTGCCATTGTATGTGCTCCTTTCTCAGTTGGCTTCGTCCGTACCGGAGTATGCGCTGCAGCTCTCCACGCGGACCATGCGGTCCTCGTACAGCAGCTTCGCCGCCATCTCGGCCTTGTAGCCGACGGTCGAGAACTGGTTCAGCGGGCCGCCGATCTCGTCCTTGCCCTTGACGATCATCTCAAGATTGCCGCCCTCCGGGTCGATCATCTTGTATGCGTCCTTTCCGAGGAACAGCGTCGCGTACACACTGTAGTAGACCGCCGTTCCTCCGTCAGACGCTGCCGTCTTGACCGGGCAGGTCGAGTTGTTGAAGATCTTCGCCTCCGTCGTCTCGACAAACCGGACGCCGTGCAGCTCGCCGATCTCACCCGAGAACAGCGGCGTGACGTCTGCATACTTGTGCGCCTCGACCCATGCGTCCGAGGACCGCAGGTCGTATGCGACCGACGGGTGGATGATGGCGACGTACTTGCCGTCGATCTTCGGAGCCTTCATCTTCTTCAGCGTCGTCACGGCCTTGTTGACCTCGTCCGGCGTCAGCTTCGCCGTCAGGTCGAGGCCTGCACGGCTGGTGACTGCCGTATGCGCGCCGCCCGCTGCGACCTTGTCGCAGTACTGCACGTTCGAGCCTGCCACGACCGCGTCGCGCACGCGCTTGTCGATGGACGTACCCGCGGAAGCGCCGAGCTCTTCGGTCGCGCCCAGGATGACGTTGTCCAGCGCATGCAGCTCCAGCTGATCCGAGACCGTCACATACAGGCCGATCTGCTTGATCGCGCCGGTCGTGCTGGTCTGGCCCATCTTCTGGCCGGTCGGGATGACGCCTTCGGTCAGCTCCTCCGCGTCCTTCAGCGTGTTCCACTTGCGCCACTCGACGGTCTTTCCGTGGTTGCGCGGCAGCGCCTGACGGCCTGCCAGCTGCGCATGCACGAGGTTCGGCCGTGCGTTCTCGAGCAGCTGCGTGTCGTAGAACGTCTTCATGGTCGGCGCGAGCGTGTCGTTGCCGCTGAATGCGGTCGTCTGACCGGTGCCTGCGTTTACATAGTTGCCGGTCGCGTTGACGAGCGTACCGGCGTCAGCAAAAAACTGAAATCCGACTTTGGATTTAAACATAGCTTCTTATCTCCTTTCTCAGGGGATCACTCGTTCCCCTCTTGCCGCGCGGCGGCGCATGTCCTCTACCTCCGCTCGTGACCAGTGTGTTTTCATCGGGACGTTCTCTCCGCCCGCAGCGCCGGATCCGATCTCCTGCGGCCGCGCGCCCTGCGCCTGGATGGTCCGCATAACGTTCTCCCGCGCCTGGTTCGCCACCAGCTGCGCCTGTGCCTGTGCGATCTCCTGCTGGTGGATGACCTCATAGGCCGTCTTCGGCGGCACGCCCGCGCCCATGAGCCGTGCAAAATCCGGGTTCTGCATCTCGGTCTCAAAGTCCGCGCCGTACCGCGCCGTCACATCCCGGGCAAAGTCTGCCTGGATCCCGGCGAAGGCTTCTCGCATCTGGTACTCCTGCAGCTGTCGCCGCATAGCCGTATTCTCGGCCCTGCCGGCGTACTCCTTTTTGAGGGCGTCCGCCGACATGCCCTTTTCCATGGCCTCTGCGCTATAAAGCCGCTCGTCAGCGGAAAAGCGCTGTGCCAGCGCCGCAAAGTCCGTCTTTCGCGGATCCGACGTGTCGATTCCATAGAGCGCGCCAAGCTGGTCAATGATCGGAGCCATGGCCTCCGCCTGCCCCTTGTACTGGTTCAGCCCGCGCACCCGCTGCTTGACAACCCTTTGCACAGCAGAGTCAAAGTCCTTCTTGAATCTTCCCTGAATCAGGCTGTCAAACGTTTCTTCCTGCTGCGTACCCTGTCCCTGAGCGTCGGGGACGTTGGCCGGCTGCTGCTGCACCTGCGCCTGTGCGGCTGCCTCCTGCCCGCTCTGCTGACCGGCGGCTTCAGCTGCGTTCGTCTGAACGCTTACGCCCGTGAATTCGCCTTCCATGCTATAAATTCCTTTCTGGCGTTTATTCTAAAATCATCGTAGCACAAACTTTTCCCAACTTCACCCCACGCCAGTCAGAAATAATCCCGCCGGAACGGGCCGCCGCAATCGTCGGTTCTTATCCCGGCTGCGTGCTTTCTTCCGACTTTTTGCGCGCATTCTCCACGATCTTCGGCTCCTGCGTCTCGCCGGTGTTGATCTCCGGCTTCTCCGCTGCCGCGGTGCTCGCCTGCGGGACTGCCTGTCCGCCCTCCTGCAGGATCTGCTGCGCCAGTCCCTCACCCATGACCGGATCGTACCGGTCTGCCAACGCCAGCGCCAGCTGCTGCCACTCGATGAGCCGCTGCTGCAGGTCCGCGTTCTCCTGGATTTTCTGGATGATCGAGTCTTTCCCGTCGAAGTCCATCATGTCCAGTGTAGATAGCGCCTGGTCGACCATCTGCGGGTTGAAGAATCCCAGCTGGAAGAACTGCAGTGCCAGCTCGTTCTGCGCCATGGACGTGTACTCACTCGCCTTCTGCGCCGAGACCTCAATGTCGAAGACCGGCTGCCGCAGCCCATCCGGCTGCCCGTTCGCGCCGTAGAGCGTCTGCGGCTGCAAGCCCTGATTGCTGTACTGTACGAACTGCTCTGCCCCGCGCTGCCCGATGATCCGGAACTGCCGCGGCAGATCGTAGAACTGCCGGATCCGCTCAATGACCATCCGGATCATCCGCGCATACGCCCGGTATGCCGACTTCGTAGAATCCTTGCTGCTCCTGCCGGATGCCTCCTGCAAGGCCGCAATGGCCGAGGCTGCCGTCACGCCCGAGTTTGTCGCGCCGTTGTTGACATCCGTGTTTCCCGTCGTCCACTTGAGCTCTTCAATTTTGTTCTGTAAGATCGCAATGTAATTGCTGTTGAGCATGTTCACCTGGATCGGAACCAGACTGTCCTGCCCCAGATTCCCATCCACATGCACAAACGGCTTCGTCCAGTCCGCGAACTCCTGCTCGTTGACCGACCCGTCCGACCGCTTGAACCACCGAGGCGTCGTCGCCATGATCGCGTTCTTTACGATCGCCTGGTTCATCCGGTCGATCTGCTCCTGCGTCGACTTGCCGACGTCGATATAGCCGTATCCCGCTATGCTCCCCTCCACCGGGAACAGCGCGTCGACCACGAACGGGTATTCCCCGTCGTCATACAGCCCCGTCTCGGCCATGGGCCGCCCGGCCGGCTGCTGCACAATGCTCCCGTCCGGCAGCGTCAGCGTGTCATATTTCTGTTCCGTATCGTTCTCCGTCGACTGCAAAACCGTATCGCCCACCAGCTTTGCAAAGTGCAGCACCTGCCGTCCGTTCTGATATTTCTTGTAATACCAGTCCACCACCATTGACTTGTTGTCAAAGTTGATGACGTCGTCCGTGTTGTACTTCTGCTGGATCTGCGGATTGGAATTGAGCTTTCCCTGCAGCTCCGGGTACTTCTCGACCAGCAGATCGTTATCCACCATCTCCGTCAGGAAGATGTTCTTCGACTTCTGCAGATCCCGCACGCCCGGCTCCCAGAAAAAAGACAGAATATCCACCGGCTGCACCGAGATATCCCCGAGTCCATTCAGCTTCGAGGAATCCCACTTCACATGCCAGATGAGCGTCCCCTGCTTGAGTTTCGTCCACTGGCTGTCCGAATAGACCTCCTCGAAGTCGTTCTGTTCCAGAATGACCGGCAGCACCGAGGAAAGCTTCGCCGCCTCCTCCCGGTCGTCCGGTTCCCGCGGCCGGATCGCCGGGGCCGGATATGCCGCGATGGCATCCGCGTGCTTGCCCATAATGACGTTGAAGAGCCACGCCGATGTCCACTTGTCGTCCTCCTGGTTCCCCTTCTGGATCCTCTGCCAGCTGCGCATGCGCCACCAGTCCTCCGAAGCAATGACCCGCGCCTCCAGCGCACTCTTGCCCTGCCGGTATTTCTGCAGCGTGTCCATGGCCTTTCTGGCCTGCTCTTCGCCGATGGACTTCCGCGTCGTCAGCCCGCTCGCCGTGTCATTCTGCATTCTCGGCTGCATCTGCTCTGCCTGCATCCTCTGTGTCCTCCTTCCGCATATCTGCTGCCGTCAGCAGCTCGACCTCATGCCGGATCCCGTCCAGCACAAGCCCCACCACGACCGGCGGCAGCCCCGCCCGGTTGATGTCCCTTACCAGCTGCCCCCGCAGCTGCACGATTGCCTTTGTGATGTTCATTTCAATCTCCTTCCGCCGCTATGGCCGCATTGCCTGAATCAGCTTGTTTACTCCGGCCTTCATGTTCAGCAGTATCCGTGCATAAATCGGGGCTCCTTTTTGGATGCTGTCAGGCTTAACCCCATCATACATTGCTTGTCTCGCATCTTCATCGACATATAGCAGCCCTCCCCCTATCCCATTAAACGCCTGTCTGACAATGCTTGCCGTTATAGTATCCCCAGGCACAATTGTAGGAACAGTATCAGCCCGCACCCCTGTCAGCTCGCTCATAGCGATCAGCTTTTGATACAATTCATTCATCGCAGCTGCGGTCAGATTCGACACATGCTGCCCAGCCTTGATTTTTTCATCATCATTGTCTGTCCACGCAAAATCTGAAACTTGAACGCGACGGACAAAGTAAAATCTTATCACGGAGCCGCCTTGTTGTATCCGGTTTAAATTGATGCTTTCGCCCTTGATCCAGCGATCCATCTGCCCTGCGCCTCTGCATATCATAAAAACATATGCCTTCCCATATGTTTTGTAGGCCAGCGTATCTGTGACCGCAATTTCTGTCCCCTCTATTTCTTCGGTCAACGTCGCCACCAGCGTTCCACCATTGTCGGTATAGCATTTTTCCGTATACGTCGCCATATCCTCACCCAAACACCGGCGTTGCGGTGCTGATCCCCTCGATGGATGCTGCATGGAAAATGATCTTCCCGCTTGCGAGCAGCTGGATCCACGCGCTTTCATCCTTGTTCTGCAGATACACAGAGCCCTTTGTCGACTTGATGCGCACCGCCGGGCCGGACAGATTGACCGCATATTCCGCCGTGCTGGAGGACGTAAACTGCAGACTGCCCTCCGCGCCGCCGATCGTGCCGTTGGAGAAATTTGTGCCCGCGATCTCAAGACCGTTGCTGATGATGTTGATCTCATCCATGATCTGCTTGAGCTTCGTCTGGATGCTCGTACCGTCGAGCTTCAGATCCGTCGCGTTGATTGTTCCGCCGATCTCAGCCCCCGTGCACGTCAGCTTGCCGTTCGCGTCGACCTTGAATTTGTCCTTGATGGAAAGCCCGCTCGTGCCGAAGTACATGCTTGCGCTGCCCCCAAATTCGTTGGCCTTGCGGAAAATGCTGCTTTCCGAGATCGTCCACGGGCCGAACGTCGAGTCGGCTGCTGCCGTGATCTTCCCCGACAGCACCGCCCCCGCCGCCTCCAGCGTCCCGGATGGGAAATGCAGCTTCTTGTCGCTTAAATACGCGACCTCCTTCCCGTCCTGCCAGAAGCTCACCCGGTCCGGCGTCACCGTCACCAGCTCGTTCTTCGTCTGGTCGATGACCCGTTCGCCGCCGTCCGTCACCTTCGTCTCGATGTTCCCCACGCCCACGCCGTACACCGGCGTCACGTCGTTGTAATACAGCAGCCCCGTCTTGATATACTGCTGCGAATTCACCGAGAACTGATTGTTGACGCCCGCCGTGTAGTCATACAGCTGTTTGATGCCGACGGAATTGCCCTCGATCGTCAGCTGCGTCTTTTCGAGATACTTTCCGAAGTCCGAGATCGCCACATAGCTGCCCGACAGCTTCGTCGACCACGTCTCCGAATTCGTCGCCGCGAAGTCCGCTGTCTTGATGATGAGCGACTTCAAAGCCGCGTATCCCGAAAGCGTTGTCTTCTTCTCCGCCTCCGGCAGGCTGTCCGCGTCGATTGCCTGCGCGATCTCCGTCAGCGTCGCCTTCGCCGACCAGTCCGCCAGATTCAGTTGCTCCGTCACGCTGCACAGATACCTGCGCATGCTCTCCAGCTGCTCCTGCGTCGTCTTCCCCGCGATCGACGGGTATGCAAGTGTCAGACTACCCATGTTGCACCTCCCGTCTTACACATCGCTTCCTGCCTCCAGGACTCGCGCCAGACTGAACAGCTTCATCTCGCCCTTTCCTGTCAGCCGGAACTTCAGATGGTCGCACCGCGCGGGCCGGATCGGCAGCAGGAACGTCCGCAGCCCCCGGCCTTCAATGTGCCCGCAGTGCCGCCACACGCCGTCTGAATCATACTGCACCCAGAAATCGACGCTCGACCCCTTCGGCAGCTGCATGCGCAGATTGATGCGCGAGACGTATTTCTTCCCGACGAGTCCATACGTCATGATCCCCGTTTCCGCCATCCAGCCTACCGGGCCTTCCAGCGTCCCGACGCTGCCGTACACGGTTTTGAGCGTCCCGTCCTCAAGGAAATACAGTTCATCGTCCACCCGCGCGAAGTCCTCTGTGTGGGTGCTGTCCTCCTTGTGCCACAGGCCCTTTCGCGTGTCGTAGACGAACAGCGTCCAGTTGTGCGCCGCATCCTCCATGCTGATGAAGTATTTCCCGCGCACCCCGCCCGCGACGGCATTGTAATACAACTTTGTCCCGAAGCAGCTTCCGATTTCGCTCGGCAGACTCCCGTCGTACACGCAAACGCCCATCCGCGATTTGTAATACAGCCGGTCATCCACCACGACCAGGCTCTTGCTCGACCCATTCTGCACACCCGCGCATTTCTGCACGACCACCTGATGTGCCCCCGTCGCCGACGGATACACCCGATGGAAGCAGTCTTCCTTGAAGAAGATTGGACTGTCGGCCAGCGTCGCCGCGCCTGTCCACTTTCCGTCCGTGCCGCAGCTCGCGCGCCATGAATCCGTCGACACGCCCTGGTAGCACTCCCAGTTCTTAAAATCGCCCAGCTTGCAGCAGTAGATCTCATTGACGGTCTCTCCGTCCGCCACGCCGTACTTGCAGCCCCACAGCCGGTTCCCGCTCTCGGTGATGAAGTCCATGCTTGGGACCTTCCGCGCCGTCTTCACGGTCCCGCTCGTCACCTTCGTCGTCTCGTCGACGAGGCCGACGATCACGAGGTAGCTCTCGCCCACGTCGTACAGGATCTGGCTGCCGTTGAGCTTCTCGACCTGCTCGTTTCCGGTCAGCCCCGAAAGCCGGATGCCGTCGTACTGCTTAAAGCCCTTCCCGATGCCGTTCGCGGAAAGCTTCAGATACACCGTCGGCACGGATACCCACTGGCTTGTTGCCTCCGCCCACTGCTTGAGCGTGTGGAGCTTGCCGGACGTGTCGAGCCAGTACTGCCCGTTCGACGGGCTCTCCGGCTGGCTGGCCTGCGTGTAACTGACCGTCAGCGCCGTCCCGTCGACAAGACACAGGGAAATGTCAATGTTCGTGCTTGCCGCGTCGACCACATTCTCCTGCCCCATGTACCCGTTGTCGGAATACTTCTCGGTGTTGAAGTAGATCCCGTCCGGGAAGATGCACAGATACGCGCCCATGGAAATGAGCTGCTTTTCCCCCGCCGAGATCGACACGGACGGCATATACGCCTCCATCGAAGCGCCGTTGATATAAAGCACTTGGTTCTGCACCCAGCACAGCGCATCCTTCGCCAGAATGCCCTGCACCCCCTCGATCGCTTGCGCCGTCCCCCGCCTTGGCCGCGGCGCGAGCAGTGGGTACTCGTCCGCCGACAGATTCTCCATGTCGTAAAACTCCCCGTCCGCCAGCTCGAGGTTGTGGTTGTATCCGAGAAAGACCTCCGTCATCATGGTCTGCTTCTCAGTCTCCGTCAGTTGTGGTGCCAGCATGGCCTTACCTCCTTTTCATCATGTCCAGGGGATCAAACAGAACCGGCGGTGCTTCTGCCGGTACCGTCGGCTTGATTGGCCGCGACATGCACATATACCGCCATTCGTCCGCGCAGTGATCCTCCATTTTCGTATCCAGATCCTCCACCTTGTGCTCGTCATACATGAGCATCGGGATCGTCCGGATAAACGCTTTGCACCCTGCAAATACATACATGCTCGGGTATCCATCCGGGTCAAACTGTAGCCGGTAGTGGCACTGCATCCACCCCGCAATGCGCTCGTTGTCTCCCGGTGAAAAATATACACCGTATTTCGCTGCGGTCTGCATGATGCTCTCTCCGCGATCCGCCGCCCAGCACGCCGGGTCTGCGACGCCGATGATGTTCTTCCCTTTGAGCCACGCATGCGTCCGCTCGATCCTGCTGATCTCCGCAAACTGCTTGTCCGGGTTCCACTTGACGCCCTCGTTCGGTGTCTTCGTGCATCCGTAAAGCTCCAGAATGCGATAGATCACGCCGTCATAGTCGACCGCCCACCACGCACAGGAAAACGGCTTGCCGTAGCCAAAGTCATAGCTCCTGCAAATCGTCCACCCGTCCGGGATCTCAAACGGCTCAATGACATGCGTCCAGCGCCGGTCTTTGTAGTGTTCCGGATCGTCCCGGAAGTCCTCAAAGAATTGCCCTTCGTAGACGTCCCACCTGCCATACAGCCATGCCTCGCGCAGCTTCGGCGGCAGTGTTTCGAGCTGCTCGATATACTCCGGCTGGATCTGCATCAGGACTTTGTTGTCCTGCACCAGCGCCTGAATGAAGCTGTAGTTTTCCGGCTTCTCTTTGTCCTCAAATCTGCGGTCAATGAACAGGCGCTTGAAATACGCATGTGCCGGGCCGCCCGGGTTCAGCGTGTAGTACGTCCGCTTTGGAAACGGGTTCGTGCCGCGCACGCAGGCGTTGATCTGGTCGATCCACTCCTTTTGCAGCTGCCCGGCCTCGTCAATGAACAGCACGTCGTATTCCGCGCCCTGGTATTGCCCCAGATCTCCCGCGTTGTCGCAGTAACCGAACGTGATCGTCGATCCGTTTGGGAAACGGAAGGTCTTGTCGGTGGTGTTGTACTTCGCGATCCCCGCCAGCTCTTTTTTCAGCGGCTCGATGTGGTTGTTTCGGAGCTCAGGCATCGCGCGCCTGACGATCAGAACCTTGATCCCTGCGAAGTGCAGTGCCAGCAGCTTTGCCTTCGTCCGCACAGCCCAGCTTTTCCCTCCGCCGCGCGCACCGCCATAGGCCACATGCCGGTGATGATCCAGCAGAAACAGCTTTTGCTTTTCGTTCGGTTCCCCGAAGCAGCGCTTTTTCATCCCGCGTAAGCCTCCGCCTCCGCCTCCATCGTGATCCTCTGGCTTTCATCCTTTTTTTCGCCCTCCGCATCCCGTCTGTAGCGGAACGCATACTCCAGCGCGAACTGCGCGCCCCGCTGAGAATCCCGGTCGAACAGTCTTTCGGCCGTATATTGTTCCACGCGCGTCTGCGCGCGCGAAATCGAGTCCATAAATTCTTTCCTGGCCTTGTAGTTATACAGACTCTGCTTGCTGGAAAAGCCCAGCGCCAGCGCAAGCCCCGGGATCGTTGGTGGCTTCCGGTTCACCCAGACCGGTGTCCCGTCTTTCTGGTTGAAAACGATGCGCCCGTCCTCATCCCGCAGGATTTCTCCCTTGCAGCTCTCAAAATACGCCTCGATCAGCCTTTCGATCTGCTCCACGGATTCATACTTCGGTTTCCTCGCCATGGCTCACGCCTCCCTTCTGCTTTTCAGCATAGCGTATCCGGAAAATCTTTTCACCCCACGCACGCAGAATGAGCGCATACGGCGTTCCGCATGCGCTTCGGCTCTCATTCTGTTCTTTCGTAGTATCGGAGCTTCGCCGCCGCGATGCTGCACCGCACGTAGTCAAAGCTGGCGCAGTATCGCGTGATGTAGTCTGATGTCTCCCGCCGCTCAGGAAATGCGAGCACGCATTCTCCCTCGCAGCGGATCGTCTTTTTCCCGGCTGCCTGCCAGAATGGGCAGATATACTCCCGGTGCCAGTAGTCGCTCGTGAATATCACCCTTTCGTTTTAAAACCTTACGCATATACAAGGTTTAATTTAAGCGGCTCCCGTTCCGCTTGTGCTCTGATCTTGGATCGACTACATACTTATAATATTGATACCCGTACTTTGTCGTCCGTGCCTCGACGAGGATATAGCCGCGCGGGGCGACGGGCGGATGCTTGGGGCTGTACTCGCGCACGGCCTCGGTCGCAGGTTCCGGCTCTGGGCGGATGCAGCTTCGGCTTGCCTTGTACCTGTGCCCGCCGAACTCTTTTCTCCAATGCGCGTGCAGGTAGTCGGCCAGCGCCTTATAATCCCGGCCGTGGTCGATCTTGTTGCCGTCTGCGTCTGCGTAATAATTGTGCTCCCGCAGGTGCCGGATCTCGACCACGCTGCCGAGGCCCCAGATCCTGCCGATCTCATCCTCCGGAATGCCGTCCGAGATCATGTGCAGATGGAACCGGCTCGTCGACTTGCCCTGCCCGTAGACAATCACGATCTTGGCGTTTGGGTACTTATATAGTAGGCGGCGATAGAATCTGTTCCGAATCTGCCGCATTTCGGCAGCAGTATGTACCTCGTTCTCGGCGTCGAGCGTCAGCGTGGAATACAGGCTGGTCGGGCCGAAGTTGGCATTGACGAGCGCTTCCAGTTTCCCCTCTGAGATCTTCCGGTTGAATTCGTCCTGCTCTTCCCGCGTCTGGAACCGCGGCTTTCGCGGCTTGCTGGTCTTTTTGTCCGCGCCATCGGACACGGTATACACGATCTGTGCACATACCTTCCCGGCAAACAGCCGGCGCTTGTGCCTCTTTGCCATCATCCACACCTCTTTCTCCCGGGCGGACAGAGCCGTCCGCCCCTACAGGTCTTCTGCCCGCTCAAAGCGTGGCCGGAGATTCCGGCCACAGTTTCAACGGTCAGTTCGTGTATCCGCATGCCTTGCATGTGCATACGTCTGTCTCAGCGTCCCATTCGCAATCTGATGCCCCGCATTTCGGGCAGTGCCCCCACGCGCCTCGCGCTCCTTTGGGATCTGGCCCCGGCCCATTCAGCTTTGCATACCACAGATTCCCCTTCTGGCCCGGGTCTTCCCAATGTGCGGTATGCTCACGATTATCCCCGCGTTCCTCTCTTGCCTTCTTGATCCGCATTTCCAGACGAGCAAGCTTTTGCTTTCTGGCGTACTGTACCTCTGCCGCTACACCGAACGCCCACATCATTTCATCCAGTACGATCTGCACGTCCGCGATCTCCTCGGCGATCTCGTCATAGTTGTCAATCAGTCCGTCCCCAAGCCCACCGCGGCCCGCAAACGTCACCCGCTGCGCCTTGCACAGCTCCTTTGTCAGCTCTGCCATTTCTTCTATTGCAACCGCAATCTGCAAATCATAGCCAAATGTCTCAATCGCAGACCAATAGATGTTTTTTGTGTCTGTCATTCCTGCGCCGCCTCCATTTCCTTGCGCTCCTGCATAAAACCGTGCAGGAACAGCTCCAGCAGAGCGGCGGCGCGGTTGGTCAGCTTTGTGAAGTCCTTTTTGCTGATCTGGAGCTTGCCGGTCGTGACGACCTCCGTGTCCACGCTGCCGATGATCTGGATCGTCGGATTCGGCTCCAGCGTCTTTGAGCCGTCGTCCTCCACCCGGTAGAGCGGCGGCGTAGAGCGCTCCATGATGATCCGCGGCGGGTAAGTCTCGCCGTGGAAACTCGCGTCCCAGAATTGATTGTCGTAGTCCGCGACAAACTCATCCAGTTCTGACGCGAACAGTCCCATGATTCCTGCCATTTTGATCTCCTTTCATACTTCCACGCACTCATCGGCGCGGATATTGATGCGTTTGCCGCCGGACTGGATCACATAGCCGTACCGCTTTGTGCTTGTTGGCGGGCTGTATCTTTCCGCCGGGTAGATCTGCCCGACGACCGGGCTCAGCTCCGGATAGATCTCGATTGGCCTTGTAATACGGATGTTTACCCGGCTGTGCGGCAGGCGGAGCTCGCCGTTTTCGGCGCGCATGCGCTCTCCGCATTGTATGTGTCCTTCGGCCCGCACTGCTTTGATGTTTGCGTTCCTGCATTTCGGTGAGCAGCACGGCTTGTATGTTCTGTACTGCCGCAGATAGCTCGGCGTCCGGTAAAATTCCTTCCCGCACTGCGGGCAGGTCAGCTTAATTAATTCCTGTTTCATTGCGTTCATCCTTTCGTCTGGGGGCCGGTATTCCGGCCCCCGTAGGCAGGACGGGCTTTCACCGTCTGCGCACCGGCGCGCCGCGCTCGCTTGTCAAACGCTGCGCATTTCCGGGCGAGCCGCCCTTGACTGCCGTCAGGCGGCTTATAAAAAAAGGAGGCAAGCGATGCACGGAGGCTATGCGAGACCCCCGTGTGGGGTAACGTTGACTGGTTCCGTTCGCGCGCACGTCCCACACGCGCCTTTTATCCCCGGCGCACGGGCTTGAGGGTTTTACCGTGCGCCGGGTGCAAAGCCGAGGAAAGTTCCCCCCGCAGCCGTCTCAAGGCAAAGCGGCTGCGGCATATGTCCAAAAAATAAGGTTCCCCGGCTGATTGCCTATTCCTTGGTGCTGATATCCTTGTGCAGCAGGCCGTCCTCGCTCTTTTTGAACGGCAGCGCCTTGCGCCGCGCCTGCTCCTCCGGATTCCAGCCGCACCGTTCACAGAAATCCGGTGCGAGTTTTGCGTACTGGCAGGCGTTTCCGCCTTTCGGCAGGCCGCACCCTGCGTGCGGGCTGCTCTCGTTTTTTTCTTCCGGCATGTTTAAATCTCCTGTATGTCGATTCCAAATTTTGAACGCATGAATTTTTTATTGCGCAGGTACTCCTTTGTCCGCGTCGGCTTGGATTTGACGTCCTCGACGACCAGCTTGCCGCCGAAGCGGTACGAGAAGTCCGCCGTGTAGCGCACCGCGCGGATGCGCTCACCGGCCTCGGTGATGTAGCTCTCCTGCAAGGTGAACTGCGGTTGCAGGCGCAGATCGGAGATAATGCCAGCCCGGAGCATCACCATCAGCTCGTCATAGCGCCGGGCTTCCTTCTGACTGTCGAAGCGCAGCTCGCCGCGTTCGGCGGGCGCGCTGTGATACTTCGAGGCCTTCTTCGGCGGCGCGGCAGCCCCCGGCATCCGCTGCCGTGCATAAAGCTCCCGCATCCTCGGCGGCATGTCCGCCATGCTCTCAAACCGCAGCCCGCTCATTCGGCAGCTCCATCCATCTTCGCCCCGCAGTTGGGGCAGTATGAGAAACTGCTCGCCATTGGAGCACCTTTCGTGATTCTGTAGCCCTTATTGCAGCCTGTGCAATACCAGTTTGAACGTACCCGTTTCCATCTTGCGTGCACCACCTCCGCAACGTCGGCGGCGGGCATATCCGAGATGGATTGCAAGTTTTTTGCGCTGCACCCGTCCTGCATTAGTTTCATAAGTGCCGCCTCGCGGCTGATGTAATCCTCAGGCATGGTTGGCCTCCAATTTGCCTTTGTGTTTCTTCACGAGCTCCTTCGCTAAGTTCAAGCCGACTGCAGTATAGTCAAATTCGGAGTCCCCGATAGCCGGTTCAACGCATCCTTCCGTCCCACCATATGTGCCATGATGCTGTGCGAAGTCACTTCCGTCCGGGAAACGCACTGCATAGCCGTCGTACAGGTGCTCTATCGTGCATTTGATTCCAAGATCGACGCAAAAATGGTACAATGCGCGTATTTCAGTGTATTTTGCTGGAAAATCTAACGTTCTTTCCTCGTTTACCCTCCTGTTCCATGCCTCGACCGCTTCAAACCGGAATCCGTATTCACTCCCCGTCTGCGAAATATGGCATTTGGGGCAGGAACACAAATACCATTCTGTGAATCTGTTATGGTGTTTGGCTGCGACAGCTTCCCCGCCGCAAAACGGGCACGGTTTCAGTTCATCCATCCTTCTTGCCCTCCATTTTCCGCAAAGCCTTCTCGGCTTCTTTGTGGCTCAAAAATATAGTTTTTCCTATGGAACTTTCCACGCATGGGCAGAACGGGTACGTTTCAATGTCCCACCGTCCCTGTATTGCGAAGTATTTCATTCTCCCGACTCGGTGCTCGAAGATTTCTCCGGCAAACACTCTGTATAATTTATCGCCCACCTTGCACGGCCGCACGACGCACCGCCCGTCCTTGTCGGCCTCTGCAAGCTCGCGGATGTGCTTGAGCAATGTAAGCTGCTCAGTCAGCGTTTTTGATTCTTTCAGTGCGTAATCGAACAGTTTCCCCAGAGCGGTTACTTCTTCTGGCTCCCGCCTCGTGTCCTCGTAGGCCGCAAGTCGATCTGCCATCTGAACGACTTCGGTCGTCGTTAAGTGGTACAGACCGTGCCCATTTACCGAAACACAATCTTCATTCCGGCTTGTCAGTCGTTCCATGTCTGTTCCTCCCTATTCAATCCAAAACGTCGCAACCGGAACAAGTTCTTCATACCATTGCTGGAAATCATTCCAATCGTTAAGAATGTTCCGGAAAAATTGTGCTGTTCCTTTTACCGTTCCCCATCCGTTCGGTGCTTCGTATTCTTTGAATTTTTCGGGGTTCTGTTCCAACTTTCTCAAGCCAGCCTCGATTTTTGGAATTACATCCACGCAAAGCCCATTGTTCTGGCAGTTCTTCCATTCCAGACCAGTTGATTTCTCAATAATCTTCCGAACGTTCCAAGTTATATTTGCGTCGCACGCACCAACGGGGACGTAGGCATCAACTCCGTCGACTTTTACCTTGAACGAAATATCGTAGCTCATGTGTCTTCCTCCACATACCGCCAGCTCTGCGGCGGGCGGGTGACCGGCTTGGGTTTTGCCTTGAGCGCTACCTCTACCTCATTTGGCACAGCGTAAAATTCCCGCAGTTCGCGCGGGGTGTCGTAAATCTTGAGATTGGAGATGTGCCAGCCGAAGCCGGTGGCAGCTCCGAGATACTGGTGCAGCTCCGCAGGCTCTAGGCAGGTTGGCCGCGCAGCATCCGACGGTATCCTTCCCGCGCCGTTAATGTTGATGATCTGATCGCACAGAAATTCCCCGATAACCTTTTGCCGCTTATCCCATAAGCCAGTGGTCGGCGCTTTTTCCGTCTTTATGAAAACCGGCTTGCCGTGATACGTTTCTCCATAATTCTCATCGCCGTCTTTCATAATGGTGAGTAGCTTTTCCTCCGGTTTTGTGCAGTAGATATAGCACTTAAACGGCGTATCCATCTTCGGGCGCGTCTTGCGCACCTCGATCGTTTTCTCTCCGCTTATGATCTTCTCGCACCACCTTGGTCTGATGCTGATTAAAACAGCTATCATGCCTTGTCTCCTTTCTCCGGTGCTCCCGGCAGCGGCATCCAGTGAGTAATCAAGTTCTGCGGTGCCTCCCAGTTATTGCACGTCCATCCGTCGCTTGGAAAGTATCTGGCCATATCTACAATCGAGCCGCCCGCGTCCCGAAAAGCAACGAGATATTTGCTGAGACGGTCTATTGGCAGCCTGTCCTCCACGCTGATCCACTGCGGCACCTTCTCCCGCAGCGCCGCGTTCTCGGCGGTCAGGCGCTCGATGAGCCGAGCCGCCGCAATGCTTTTAACCGTCTCGTAGCACTCACAGCCAGTGGCGCTACGCTGTGCCATCGGCTCGCCGCATTGCCTGGAGCACGCCCAATAATGGATGCACTCTTCACAGGCTCTTTCAAGATTTTCTTTAGGTGGCATTATTCCCCTCCGTCGCTTCCGGCAGCGGCATCCACGCGACAACCGGATTCTCGTGCAGCCAAAGTTCATCATTGAACAATGGATACATAACTCCGAGCATGTCCATGTCCGTATCGGATGCATCATAAAAATACCACCATTCTGGGAGCGCAATCCGTTCCCTAATTTCGCCCCGGAATACTTGTCCATCTTTCAAGAGAATAATTACAGCATCTCTTTCATCAGGTAGCCGTTCCGTCACCGGAATCCACCGCTGTTTCTCCCGCAGCGCCGCGTTCTCGGCGGTCAGGCGCTCGATCATGGTGATAGCTTCATCCGCCAGCCGCTCCGTGCAACGCACATACTTCATTTGTGGGCAAAGCCCGCAACCCTTCTCTATATGCGTCGCGCAGATACGCAGTACCTGTATAATTTCCTCGTCTGTCATAGCGCGTTCTCCAATCCTTTCCACTCAAATTTCGGGTGCGATAAGCAGTTTGAGCAAGGGCAAACTCTGTATTGATAACAGTCATCGCAGGTGTTCTCGGTACACCGAGCATCGAAACAATACGAATCATTTTTGCAGATCTCACACAGTTTTCTGGAATTTGCAGCTTCGATCAAAGCATTCCTTTCCTTTTCCAGCCGCTCGATCAGATCTGCGGCACCAATCGTCATGTCGCCCATACAATCCTCGTTGTCGAACAATGGGCATTCCGCACAAGTTTGTACGTCTGTTCTGCGGGAGCATATCCGTAGCGCCTGCACGATTTCCTTGTCTGTCATGGTTTTTCCTCCCTCCCCGGCGTCAGCTTCGCCAGCCGCTCGCGGCTGTACACCATCAGCTTGTCGCCCTGGATTACCATCCGGTCAGCCTCAATATTGGTCAGATCGTTGCAGCAGTCACAGACAAATCTCATGCCGGCGTTCCTCCTTGCTGTGCAGCCTCTGTTATTTCTCCGATTGTCATCTGGTTTCCATCGAAGTTGGCCGCTTCCTGGCTTCCCCTCGCTCCGGCAAGCATTTTCTCTTTCGCTGCCAGATAGAAGCTTTTATCAATTTCAAAGCCGATTGTGCTTCTGCCTGCCTCCGCAGCTGCGCGTAACGTCGAACCGGAGCCGCAGCACGGATCGATCACAAGCTCGCCTGGATCCGTAAAGATCTCGATCAGACGTCGGAGCACCTTCACCGGCTTCTGCGTGGGGTGGATCTTTGGAATGTCCTTCCCGTCCCGCTCCCACTGGAACCAGTCGAACACCATTTTCCCAGTTCCCCGAATGGGCTTCCCGTCCTCTCCGATCTGCCGTCCGTTGTTGAATTTCGGCAGCTTATCCCGGTACAGGACAACCGCGAATTCCGTCGCGCCGACGATCCGCATATTGGCTTTGAGCACCTGCGCAGAATAATTCTTGCAGAAGAAAATCGGATACCAGTTTTTAAAGCCGTACTGCGCGCCGTATTCTGCGACTGTATGTATCTGATCGAACGCGCAAAATACGATCATGGCTGGGGCTTTTCCCTTTTCCTTCGGCTCCGGCTTCAGCAGCCGGGAACAGAAGTGCATATACTCGGCGATCTTGAAATAGCCGTCCGAATTAAAAAAACTCTTTTTTGCGTACTTGCTTTCCCCGTTTGCGTTGTCACCGCCCTTGTACCACATAGGATTCGAGCCATAGGCGTCCGCGCCGATGTTGTACGGGATATCCGCAATCACAAGCTGTGCTTTCGGCACGTTGTACTTCTTGTAGTTCTGAAAATTATCGTGGATGATCTCGCAGCGCAGCGGCTTCCCCTGTGCGCTCATACCAGCGCCCCCGGCCGGGTGTCCGGCTGATATCCTAGCTTTGCCACGCTTGCCGTCTGGTGGTATTCCGGCCGCTTGAAGCTGTAGCCCCAGCGCTTGGCCGCCCAGAAGAGGGCCGCCGTTTCGTCCGCCGCGTGTACCGTCAGCTGACGCCCCGCGTAATTCACCACGAAATAATGCTTGCCGGTATATCCCGGCTGCTCGACGATATCCGCGCGCTTCGCGGGCCGTTCGCCCGGATAGCTGATACTATTTTGCTGCATAGGTCTTGCCCCTCCTGTCCTTATTTGCCGCCCGCTCGATCTGCCGGGCGGCGGCTCTGTCTGGTTCCAGACTGATTTTGTCCTTGTGATTGACGTCGTAAATGTAATTCCGGATGCTCTCATGGAGCGTCCAGCTGCAGCAGCGTGCGCTGCATCCCGGTTCCCGGCCGGGGCAGTCCTTCCCGCACGGCGACGGGATCTGCCGCAGGCGCGGCGGGTAGATCTGCGCCGTCATAGCGCTTCGTCCTGCACGCACAGGAGCCAGTACGCCAGCTTTTGCAGCCGCGTCTCCTGTTTGAGCAGTTCGTCGGTTGTCTCATGATCGACGCGCGGCATTTCGCACAGGAGTGCCCGATCATTCTTGAGATCGTCCGCGTAGGCGTTCACCGCCTCGATCACGTCCGCCAGCTGATCCGGGCGGAAGCTGACCGGGATCTTTTGCTCCGTCACAGCCAGATCCCCATCAAAAACGTCGTCAGCGACACGCCGCCGAGGACGGCGGCGATCTCCGCCGCGTGGGCGCAGCCCGCAATGATGCACAGCGCGAACGCCACGCCCGACAGCCAGCAGCACCCAAGCCGCGCCAGCCGCCGCATGGCCTTGCGCGTCTGGTATGCCTCCCGGAGCCGCGCCTGCCGCTCCTCGGTCGATTCCTCCGGCTCATACCCGAGCCGCTCTGCAAGATTGGTTCTCATTCTGCGTCCTCCTTCGTCTCCGGCAGGCGTTCTGCCGATTTCACCAGCGCCAGAAGCCGCTTGTATTTCTTCACCTTTTCCCGGTCGCACTTTGCGAGGTGCGCAGCCCGTTCGGTCATTTCTTCGTTCTCAAATTTGGCTGCGGCGAGCACTTCGGCCTCATTGTGGGTTGCGATCACAAGCAGCTCCAGCGTGTGCTTCAGCTCAAACCAATCGTCTCCGCTGAGAATCAGTTTCCGCATTCCGTTTATCCTCCTTCGCTTCCTGCATCCGCCTGACGAGCCGCGCCAGACGGGCGTTTTGTGTCACGAGCTTCTGCGCGTCCAGGTCAAGCCCTTTGCGTTTCAGCCCGTTTATGATCTGCGCCGCCTGGCACTCACACACCATCGCCGCTTCGATCAGATCGTGCAGCTCCTGCGCATCCAGCGTCAGGGTGTAGCTCTTGACGTTCGCCATGGCTCAGCCTCCTATCTCTGCACCATCCACCGTGCCAGCTCCGTGAGTGACACCGTGTACTTGTTTCCGATGTGCCGGGCCGGGAACCGCCGGTCTGCCAGCAGCGTCCGCCGGTCGATCCCCAGCGCCGCCTGGCATTCCGTGATCCCGATGGCCGCGCGCCCCGGGAACATATCCGTCAGCAGCTCCAGCTGCGGCCGGTATCCTTCCAGCTCTCTCGGCATCCCCTCACGCCTCCTTCTTCTCGCTCTTCGCCGGCTGCACCATAGCAGCCATGCCCTGCATAAAGATCAGCGCCTTCTCACGCATTTCCGGTGTAAGCTTGTTGATTTCCGCCGAGATCTTCTCGGCCTGCTGCTTCTGTTCCTCTGACATTGATCTCACCTCGCTATTGTCAATCGTCCCTGCGCTGTGCTATCCTTTATCTGAAAGGAGGTGTCAGCACAGTGGATAATTACTTCATTCTCACGCCCGACGAGCGCCAGATTGCGCTTGCCTACGCGCAGGCCCGCTTCTCGGAGTGGCTTTCGCAGAACCACTCCGAGAAGGATTTCCCGCGCCGCAGATCAGCGTTCTACGCTTGCCTTGACGAAGGCGTCACGGTTGCCCTTGACTTCCGCCAGCGTAATGGCATGTAGATCCTTCGTCGCATTGATCCATTCCCAGATATAAGTTGTGGCAAACTCGAAGTCTTCTTCCGTTGCCCCCAGCTCTGCGGCTGCTTCCATCAGCCGCAGAGCCAGTTTGTGCCCGCTCGGGTTCTGGTTTTTCTTCAGTTCCTCGTATTGCTTCAAGGATTCCGTCGGTTCTGTAAACTGCATTGATCTCACCTCGCTTGGTTTATTCCTTGCCCATACCGTAGCATGGATTCTCCATATTGTCAAGCATTATTTTATTCTCTTTCCATATTTTTTGATTGACATTTATTCCGTGCTGTGATAACGTAATGCCAGAAAGAAGGTGATTTGATGAGCACGATCAATGAGCGAATCGCATTCCTAATCAAGGACCAGGGCCTGACGCAGTCCAAATTCGCCGAGCGTATCCATCTTGCGCAATCCCATATTTCTAAAATATGTTCCGGTATCAATGTCCCAACCGAGCGCACGATCTCGGATATCTGCCGGGAATTCAACGTCTCCCTCGCCTGGCTCGAAGACGGCGAAGGGGAAATGTATGTGCAGCGTAGCGCGAATGAAGAGCTTGGCCTGCTGGTCACGGATATCATGTCCGACGCGGATGACTCCTTCCGGAAACGCTTCATCTCCCTCCTGATGGCGCTCCCGCCGGAAAAATGGAGCGAAATTGAAAATTTCGTAAAAAAATTAAACGGAGACGCTTGACCGTCTCCGTTTATTTTTGTATTCTGGTAGGGGGTGGTATTTCATGGCTGCATCTCCCACAATGCCTACCACGGAATCAACGACTGCGTTGCAGTCCGAGATGAAAAAAACCAGATACCGTACCGAAATTAGGAAGATCAAGGCCGAGTATCCGTACCATAAAGCCATCGGCAAAAAAAGCCCTTATAATGGGAAAATCATTCAAACAGAGGACGACTATGACCTGTACTGCCATTGTTACGCTCTGTTTCGCATGTACGAAAAGGATATGGCCGAAGCGGACAATAAACTTCTCAATGCAAATGTCAGCCTGTCTTTGGAGCGCAAAGCAAACGCAGAATTTTATGAAGCCGCGTATAAGCGTTTTCGCTTTATGCGCATTGTCATCTATGTGCTTTGCGCCGCGCTTGCTTACTTCGTTTTCCTTTCCCCGTTCTTTTCCTCGTCGGATGAATCCGCTCATCATTCCTCTTCATCTTCATCTGTATCTTCATCCTCTTCTGTTTCCTCCTCTGAATCTTCGGAGTCTTCTTCTGATTCCAGCGGCAATGGCCCGCAGCGCCCAGATGGTTACACTTCCAATGAGTACGTCGGGAACAAGAAGAGCCACAGGTTCCACAGATCTTCATGTTCCTATCTCCCGGATGAGGATAACCAAAGAATTTTCAAGTCCAGAGACGCGGCAATCTCCGCAGGGTACGACCCGTGCGGGCATTGCAATCCATAGGTTCCCGCCGGAACGGTTTCCCGTTCCGGCGCTTATTTTATGATGTTCCGCAGGAATCGCAGGATGATTTTCAGCTGATCCAGTGTGGCCCGCTCTAAAATGTTTTCAATCTGTTCCATCGTCTTTTCCATCTCCGTCTCCATTTCTCCACAAAAACCGCGTTCATTTTTTGTTAATCTTTGCCTCTTGTTCGCGTCTCCCGAAAGTTGTAAGATATAGGTAGGCGTCGCCCGCGCCGCTGGCCGAACAACGGCGCGGGCTTTTGCTTGCGCAGGCGACCGGGAGCCGTCTGTATCTGAAGCATGGCATACGCCGGTTGGGTTTGTAAACCTGTCGGGTTGGTTTTCAGCGTAGGTTTTTCTGAAATCTTACTGCCACAGGTGTGGTTTTTATATATGGAGGGATGGTTTTTGTCAGAAAAATTGTGGGAAACATGCCGCGAAGCAAAGGACACCATGCAGCCGCATAAGACGAATCAGGATATCGCTGACGAATCCGGCGTATCCGTCAATGCCGTCAGCCAATTCCTGCGCGGCGAGACTACGAAGCCGTACATTAATACCGTCGGCCCGATTTGCGCATCCCTCGGCGTATCAATGGATGAGCATTTCGGCGTCCCGCCTGCCGAGCCTGCCGAGCCTTCCGATGCTGAAAAACTCCGCGCCGAGAACGCGGCCCTTCGTGCGCAGCTTGCCCAGCAGCAGAAGTCCCTGCACATGCACCGACTTGTGACGCTCATCCTCTTGGGTATTCTTTTGCTGTGTGCCCTTGCGCTTGTTGCCGATGTGCTTATCCCATCAATCGGCTGGATCCGCGCATAAATAAAACCGTCCCGGCCCAGCGCCGGAGCGGTATTCTTGGAGGTTTTACGATGCCAATTCCCAAATACTACGTCAGGCCGGACGGCCTGCATGAATCCATCATCACAGTCAACGGCAAGCGCAAAGCGTTTCGCGGCAAGACGGACCGCGAGGTCTGGAATAAGATCAAGGCATACCGCGCTGAAGCCGAGAAGCCAAAGACCGTCCCGTTCTCCGACGTCGCCCACGCCTGGTGGAACGAGATCGAGCCAACGCTTGCGCCGAATTCCCTGCGCAATTATTCCCCGGCCTATGAGCGCGCCGTCGCGCAGTTTGGCCCGGAGGATGTCGCCACGATCACAAGCAAAGAGGTTGAGACGTACATCAACCAGTTTGCCAAGACCCACGCAAAGAAGACCGTTATCACCCAGCGCCAGATCATCCGACAGATCCTGAATAAAGCCCAGCGCGAAGGTTACGTCTCTTTTAACGCTGCGCAGGCAGTTCTTCTCCCGAAGAACCTTCCGCAGAAGCGCCGCCACGCGCCGCCCGCTGATCAGATCCAGAAGATCAAGGACAACCTAAACGACGACTTCGGCCTGTTTGCCTTCCTGATCTATTATACCGGCTGCCGCCGCGGCGAGGCCGAGGGTCTGCGCTATGAGGACATCGACCGGGAAATGGGCCGGATCTACATCCGCCGCAGCGTCTACCATACCGGCCCGACGCCCCAGATTAAAGAGCCGAAGACCGCTGCCGGTATCCGCTCTGTCCCGTTACTCCCCGCGCTGGCCGCTGCACTCCCACAAAAAGAGCACGGCTATATCTTTTCAAACGACGGCGGGAAAAGCCCACTTCCCGGCTGGTACGTCACCGATCAATTTGAAGCCTACCGCAAGCGCACCGGCGTCACCGTCTCCCCGCACGAGATCCGCCACGGCTACGCGACCGCGCTCTACGAGGCCGGCGTGGACTTCAAACTCGCTCAAAAATTCCTCGGCCACGCGCAGCTCTCCACCACCATGGATATCTACACCGATATCCTCGATACCCGCATTGATAAAGTCGCCGCCCAGATGGACGCGGCCTTTTAATTGCACTTTTTTACTGTGTCGGTCACTGTGTTCATACCCGTGTATTTTCGTGCTAGGATATGCTACGTTTTGCTACCTTGCAATTCTCGCAAAAAGTTTTGTTCAATCATAAATAATCCGTCTTTTAACTGCTATTCTACCAAAAAAGATAAAAAATAAGACGCAGGAATTTAAATTCCTGCGTCTTTATCTTTGGTGGACCTGAAGAGACTCGAACTCTGAAAAAACACTGTATTTTCAATGTTAATTTGCAAACTGTGTTTATTCTGTGTCCAGTCCCTTTTCTGTGTTCTCAGCTCCTTGCGATATGCTCATAATACGCCATGAGCTTCTGTTCCGGCCCCGGGCCGTCCTTGTCGAGCAGGAACGCCTTTGCCAGGGCGGCGTAGAATTCCGGGCGGTTGAGGCCGAACTCTACGGCGACGGGGTAGTAGTCCGAGTACATCATGTTCATGGTCACGCCCCACGCCCAGCGCGGGACCACTGGTGCCTGAATGCCCATGCTCTCGGCCACAGCCGTTGTCTGTTCCATCGTCCAGTGCGGTCCGGTCGTGCCGTCGGCGTTTTGCATGTTTGCTGCCCACTGCATGGCGGTCGCGCGGTCAAACTCGACCGTCTCCGGCTCGTCGTGGTCCTCGAGCTTATCCAGCCGGCACAGCAGATCTGTGACTGCTGCGGCCTGCTCGACCGTACGCATGGACACCGGGCACTCCGCGATCTCCCGCAGCGCGGCATGGAGTTTGTCTTTATACGCCTGCATGATAGCACCTCATGCGAGCTTGAGCAGCCCCGTGCAAAGCTCGATCACGGAGCCTGCCGCCGTGCTGTCGGTTGTCGCCACGAGCGTGAATGTGTGGTTGACGCAGCAGCAGCACCCGGAGAGTTCCAACTCCGTCTCCGTGTGGATTTCCGCATTGCCAGAGGCCGGCAGTGTGATCCGTTTGAGTGTGCAGGGCAGTGCGACGCCGTCCATGTACCACTGCAGGGTCAGGACGCCCGCGGCCGTCGCCGCGATGACCGCGTCCGCGGCCAGATGGTACAGGCCGATCTTGACCGTATCATAGCTCTGCGGCTCGACCTGGATGGACGATCCGGAGTTGACGACCTTTGCCCCGGCCAGCGTCAGCACGTTTGCGCTGTCAGCCGCGAGCAGCTGGGGCGAGTTATTAAAATATCGGACGCAGGATTTCTGATACGCCCGGTTTCCATTTCCGCTATTGCAAGCCATTTTTAAAGCTCCTTTCTTTTGGCTTTATTTCAAGGGGCATTATGCCCCGGATAGCTATATCATGGTGTACCCGTGTCAGCCGCCGCAGCCGCACGGATTGCAGGGCGGGTTCTGGTAGTACCGTCCCAGCTGGCCGAGGATGTACTGCGACTGCATATAGTCGTTGTTCGCGGCTCTGCTCTGTGCAAGCTCATCGCGCAGACGCTGGTTCTCCTGCTGCTGCAGGAGCGTCCGGGTCGCCTCGCCCTCGGCGTGGATCGCCGTCTTGATCTCGCATGCGTTGATGCTGGCGTTGTAGTTAACGCCGTCGATCGCGCGCAGGATCTCGCAGCAGCATTTCTGCTGGCTGGAGAAGCCCGCCTCCGTGACTGACTGCAGATCGCGCAGCTCGCCGAGGATGTTGTAGGCGTTGTCCTTGACGGCGCTGGTGACGTCATACGCGCCCTGGCGCGTTGCCGCGACACCCTCGTTGTTCTGGCGTTCAAGGTCCGCAAAGTCCGTCGCGCGCTGCACGTCGGCCTGCGTAGCCGGTGCGCTCTCGCCGCTGCCGCTGCCGCCGAAGCCTCTGCCCGCGAAGAGCAGGAAGAACAGCGCGATCAGGATGACAATGCCCCATCCGCCGAAGCCATAATCCTTATCCATGGTTTTCCCTCCTTTCTGGGTGGAATGAAATTTGATAGGCGCTTTCGCGCGGTATCACTTGCCGATCTGGCCGACGAGCTCGCCGACCGTCTTGTTTTTGTTTGCCTCGAACCACGCCTCAAAGCCTGGCTGCGAGGCCAGGAAGCTAAGCACCATCTGCGGGCTCTGCCCCTGCAGCGTCGTCTTCGCTGTCTGCAGCAGACCGTTCAGCAGCTTGTTTCCCCCGCCGTTTCCGCCCATCAGGGCCATAATCGGATTTTGCATTGAGCTTTCCCTCCAGTTCTTCGATTTTCCCGGCCATGCTCTGCAGGCCGGCCGTGATCTGTTTCAGCTGCTCCTGCAGCTGGTTTGCCGCCTTTTCCTCTTCTGTCGGCTCCGGGAAGATCCGGAACCGCGCGATGGTCTTGGCCGCCATGCTGTCCGTGCGGATGTAGTACAGCAGGTTCTCGGTCTCGTGCAGCGCGAGCGCGTTGTCGTTCGGCTGCATCTGCAGGTTGTTGATGCTGGCCTCGCTGGCCACGGTCAGCACGCCGAGCTTCGGCGGCTGCGGCGGCAGCTGCGGGCCCTGCGGCCGCGGCATGGGCTGCAGCTGGATCTGCTGCGCGCCGTCCATCTCCCAGCGGCCCGTGTACGGGTTGTACGCCATGCGGTATCGCCCCTTTCTGCTACCATTCTAGCGTTTCCCCGTCCCCGCTGGGGGACAGTTCCGGGACATTTCTGTCCCATTTGTGGGACATGCGGGCATAGAAAAAGCGCCATGAGCAACGGCTCATGGCGCTTTCTCTTTGTCCGTTTTCCCTACCAGACGGCGGGCGGTGTTGTAGATGTGCGGCAGGCGGCGGGAGATGGTTTTGCGGTCGACGCCGATCTCGGCGGCCGCGTCCATCTGCGGGAGCCTGCGCACGATATAAAGCTTCACGATCTGCTGATCGATCTGATCCAGTATGCCCTCGTCAGTGACGCGCTCCCAGTCGCTGCGCGTGAGGTGTTCCAGCTCCTTCGGCAGAGCCAGCCGCGCAGTTATTTGCTGTCACTCCCTTCGGCCCGCTGTCCTGGCAGGTTTTATCTCATGGCAGCAGCCAGTTTTTTCAGGAGATCATCGCCGTACTTGTAGTCGGCGAGATATTTGATCGTGTTGTCCGCAAGTCCGGCCTTTGCCTTGATGGTCTTCTTGGCGTCCTCGACGGCCTTATCGACGGTTTCCGTGTCGTAGTCCACCCACGGGAGCTTCCCGTGTTTCTGCCACTTGCGGGCGTTGTACCCGCTCTTGGGGCCGATGTTCAGGACGGCAGTGATCTGTACGCCGTTCTTCCATGCGGGGGTACACTCTACCGCGAGGCCGTCGCCGATGTACATACCCCAATGGCCCGGCATCCACAGCCCTTCGCCCGGGACGAGTTTGTCCCAGCCGGTCGTAGCCACGTCCTTGCACTTGGCGATCATGCCGTCGGCGGATACGTCCGGGACGGTGTTGCCGGCGTAGCGTGCGCCTCCGTGGTAAGCATTCTTGTTGCCGTTCCAGCCCCACAGAATGCCCTTCGTGAGGTTCACGCAGTCAAAGCCAAAGTAGCCCTTGCCGATCAGATTGCGGAGGCTTGCCTGCTTCGCCGCGCCGTACCAGTCCGGGTACTGGTTCGCCTTTTCCGTGATAATGCCGTTCGTGACGGGAGAGCCGAAGCAGCCCCACATATACACGGTCTTGTAATTCTTCGCGGCGTCAATATGCCGCCTGACGAGTTCGGAGGCTTTCATGATGCTCATTTCTGCGCATCCTCCTTCGCGGCGTTGTCAATCGCGTCCTGCGCTTTCTGGCTCTGTGTGCCAAAGTAAAACGCGATCACGACGGTATACACCATCATAAAGTCCTGCGAGATCTTCCCGGCGACTGCCATGTACGCAAATACCGCCGTCAGCACCAGCGTGACGATGGATTTGACGCTCAGCAGATTGCCAAGCCGCTTCTTGATGTTCTCCATAATCAGCCCTCCACCTTGATTGCGCGGTTCTCGAACTTTTTGTAAGCGTCGAGATAGATTTCCTGCTTGTCGCCGTTGAGCGTCAGTTCATAGTACATGCCGTCGAACAGCGTCGTGGAAGCTAGCGCTTTCCAATTCTTCAACGTTTTGCAGTACCACACGACGTAAACGTCATCAGGGCTGATCTGCTTTCCGTCGCTCTTGTCTAAGTGTTCGTTGGTGTAATCAGTCACCAGCTTTTTCACAAGCTCAAAAAACTTCTTTTCTGTCATTTTGTATGTACCCCTTTCATTCTACCGGATCATTTTTCTTTGCGAATACGCGCTTGAAGGCCAGCAGCAGGAGCTCCCCGCCAAAGGCCGCAGCGGCGAAGGTGAGCACGGCGGTCAGATCGATTTCGAGCGAAAACAGCACGGCGATTGTCTCCAGCGCGACGGCCCAGATCAGCGTCAGCGTTAGGGCCTTGATGCAGTACACGACGATCGTGCGCGACATTTCGCCCTTGCTCCACTTTCCTTTTGTGCTCATATCATCCCAGTCCCGCATGGGCCAGCGCCCAGCCGACGAGGCCCGCGACAATGGCCGTCACGACCGCCGCGACGATGGCGTCCCAGCGTTTGCCGGGCTTCTCCGTCAGGGCCTTAACGTCGGTCTTGATCTCCCGGACGTCGGATTCGACGTTCTCCTGCTTGGTCGCCAGCACCTTGACGCTGGCTGTGAGTTCTGTGAGGTTTTTGAGGTCGGACTGCATTTCGTCAATGCGGTGCGAGTTGCTTTTCGCCCGCTGCTCCACCTCGGTCACGCGCTCTTCTGTTGTCATTGGTTTTCTCCCTTCTGTTTGTTTTATAAATAATACGATCTCCTCCTTAAAAGCAGAATGCGAAACTCACGCCGTACAGATTTGTAATATCGCCGCCGTTTGTGCCGCCCTGCTGTCCGACAAAGCCGAAGCCGCCTGCGCCTGCAAAGTTCTGTGACCGCTGCCACCACGTCGCGGCAGCGCCGTTCATCGCCTTCTTTGTGCTTCCGCCGGACGTATAATAGCTGTACTGCGTTCCTTCGCCCGCAGCGGAAATCGTCCGGCTGCCGAAAATCTCAATTTCCGAGAGCAGAAACAGTTTATCCGCCGAGGTTACAATAGAAGATGATGTTGCTGCGTTCTTTTTGCTGACCTCCCGGACACCGTTTTTAACGCTTTTCGGCATAAGCGCCAGAATGGACGGCAGATACTCTGTGCGCATTTTACTGTTCTTCCAGCCACCTACGACCGTTTCTGTGTCATTCATGCCGTACCCCGTACCGTAGCAGTCATGTAACTGGAACGTCAGCGGAGCCTTGCCGGAGCCGTCTGCATAATCATCATGGCTCTTGCCGATGATATCGACCTGATAATCTACACCGCCGATCGTCATAAGCATGCTGTCGCCCACAGCCCATGCGGGCGGCACGTTCCCTCTGCGGCAGGCCGTTACAACTCCTGCCCAGGAGTTGTTTGCAAAAACCGGATCGACCGAAAACAGCGACATGCTCTGCGTTCCGATCACGATGCTCTGCGTGTCGCTCAGTCCGTTTGCTGTTGACGTTACGCTCCATTCTCCCGCCTCCGGGATTTCCAGCGTGCATGTTCCATCTGTTCCGGCAGTTCCGCTGACTGTTTTTGAGCCTTTTACCGCTGTGACAGCCGCCCCCGCAGAGGTGGTCACGACCAACTTCGGCGTGACGCCGGTCTGAATTGCCTGAATCGCGGAAACGAACCCTGCCGGATAGACCAGCTGCGCGGACGTGCCGCCTTTGGTGCGGATCGCGTCGGCAACTGCAGTCAGATTATCCGTGTCCGTCATACATCGTGACATCAGTAAGACCCTCCTTCCGCATCCGGCACCGTGACGGCGTTCCACGCCCCGTTCGCAACGCACATAAACTTCCCATTATCGGCCGCTGTGACGCTCGGCAGGAATTTCTCGCTGCCGGATAGCGTATACCGTGTACCCCAGTAGCCTTCTGCATTGCCATCCGAGTCAATATGGACGTAATAAATCATCAGTTTTTCCGACGTATCGCCCTGCGTCATCTTTGTCAATGCAAAATTGACATACCCAAACGCTTCATCCACTTCCGCAAGCGGAAGAAGCAGGAGGTTCGTATTGTATGCCCCAAAGAGTTTCACTCTTGCATAACACGCTTTTCCAGCCTTATAAGCTGCAACGATTTCGTCATATGTCTTGGTGTGCGTGACACTTTGATCATAAGTATCCTCGGCATGAATACCGCAGCCGACATAGAACAACTCCGAACCTGGTCCCGCTTCTCCTGCAGGTCCTTTGATGTTTACACTAGTTGGATTCGGTTTTCCATCATCGTTCGACCAACTAAGAATGCCATCTGCGGATACTGAGGGCGTAAAGGTCGTGCCGTCCTGTCCCGGAGCGCCGTCTGCACCTGCCGGACCCTGTGCGCCGTCCTGACCGTCCGTACCGTCCCGTCCCGGCGTTCCGTCCGCGCCGGGCTCGCCCTTGTCGCCTTTTTCGCCTTTGTCTCCCTTTTCTCCTTTTTCGCCGCGCGAAGGCTTTCCCGTGTCAGTCGTCCCGAGATACCAGTTTCCGTTTTCGCCGATGCTCGGGGTTATGCCGTCCGTTCCGCTGGCGCCCGCCGGGCCGGTGTCGCCCGGTTCGCCCTTCGGCCCCTGTTCGCCCGGCGCGCCGGTCTCGCCTTTGGGCCCCCTCTCGCCGGGGTCGCCCTTTGCGCCGTCTGCTCCGGGATCGCCCTTCGCACCTGGATCTCCCTTGTCGCCCTTCTCGCCGCGCGAAGGCTTTCCCGTGTCAGTCGTCCCGAGATACCAGTTTCCGTTCTCTCCGATGCTCGGGGTTATGCCGTCCGTTCCGCTGGCGCCCGCCGGGCCGGTGTCGC